TGGGATGAGCTACGTGGCGTGGCCCCAGTTAGTAAACTACCACTTGGTACAACATCTACCACTGTTGCTGCTGGTAACCACAACCATGATAGCTCCTACTCAAAGCTTGGACACAAGCATAACTGGGAAGATATTAATGGTGTTCCTGTGTATGCCACTAGGTGGCCTAACTATGGTGAAGTGGGGATAAAGGCAACTGATATACCAAGCATAAGTCAGTATCTTGGCACAGCTGACTTAAACACAATAGAGACCCCAGGATTTTATTATCAAACTTCTAATGCAAATACGTCTGCTGCAAGAAACTACCCAACTACACAAGCTGGCAGCTTATTAGTGCAGAAATCAGCTGGTGTTACGCAGATGTACACTACTTACAGCCCTGGTGGCAATAAGGTGTATGTAAGGAGTAAGTATAGCACCAGCTGGGGTAGTTGGATAGAGCTTTACTCTACGTTCAACAAGCCAACTTTAGCGGAGCTTGGTGCTGCTGCGGCCTCGCATACTCACCCATGGGCGCAGGTCACAGGTGTTCCCGCAACTGCGACTCGCTGGCCTACGTGGACAGAGGTGACTAGTAAGCCAAGTACTTTTGCTCCGAGTGCTCACAATCATTCTGGTAGTGATATAACTAGTGGTACGATTAGTAATGCCCGCCTCCCTTCAAGTATATCGGTAACTGAAGTAGAAGGGATTCGATTGGGTGTGAATAACACTGGCAGTAGTTCTCAGGAAGGAATATCTCTTTATGCTGGGGCAAACACAGGCAAACCGTCTTATGGTTTATTGTTCACTGGTACCGCAGGGAACGGCACTCATGGCGGGGTTACTGGCGACTGGGCTACATACTTTACTATGTCTGGTGCAAATAACCGAGGATGGATTTTCCAACACGCTGGTGCTAATGTCGCTTCAATTTCCAGTACTGGGGTATTTACCGGTACATTCAGCGGAAATGCTTCATCTGCTAGTTCTGTTCCTTGGTCGGGTGTTACAGGTAAACCAACTACGTTTGCACCCAGTGCTCACAATCATTCATGGTCGCAAGTAACAGGTGCACCGGCAACGGCAACCAGGTGGCCATCATGGGGTGAGGTAAGCGGAAAGCCAAGCAGTTTTACGCCAGTTTCACACAGCCACTCTTGGGGAGACTTGACAGGGCTGCCTAAGTATGCTACACGTTGGCCAGTGTGGGATGAGGTTATTGGCAAACCAAATAAACCAACCGTAACTAAGACTACACTATACTCTGGTAAGATTGCCTACGGTGGTGCTACAGTGTACACCCTTGCCAAAGCATGGGACCAATTCGATGCCATAGTTGTGATTGGTAGCCATGACGGTGGAAACTCTCCTGTGTCCTCAATGAAGACCAGAGAGGAGTTACAAGAGATGTATGCTTTGGCTGGCACAACTAAGCAATGGGAATTATTGGCCAGCTCAGAAATCTTTTTCTTCTGGCAGATGGTTGACACATCTAAGACTAAGTTCAAGATTACCAGAGAGAATGGTGAGCTTTATAAAATTATTGGCATTAACTACTCCCTTTAACTAAATGAGGTGACATAATGAAGATAGACAAGTCAGGAATGATGGGTGGCAATGGCAAGCCACTCACCACTGGCTTGTTCATCGACTTGGAGGACGGTATTTCTGAAAATGCCGTCTTTACCAAGGATGAGATGGACAAGAAGATTGGTGAGCGAACCTTCTATTCTTTTAAGAGGTTGTTTGTAGAATGTGGTGACCCCACTGGGTATGACTTTGCTAAGAAGTATTTAATGGGTTGGCAACATTACAAATCAATGAAAGCTAACAAAAAGATTAACAGATTGATTGAAGAGGCCCTCGAAGAGATTGAAATACAGATTCGTAGTGAGGCTATTGCAACAGCACAGGGTTTGTCTGCCGAGGGTAATGCTGCAATGACCAAATTCCTCGCTGAGAGGGGCTGGGAGAAGGGCAAAGTAGGTAGACCTACTAAGGACACTACTGAGCGAAATGAACGCATTACAGCGCGTCTCACAGAGGAATACAAGGGTGACTTAGTTCGCCTTGCTAGCTTTAGGAGTTAACCATGGAAGATTGGCTAATCGAGGCGTATACCAAGATTGACCGTATGCCTAAAGAGGCTCTAGAAGTCAGGGAACGGGCGATGAATGATTTAAGGTTCTTCGCTCGATTAGTCAACCCCGGCTACATGTATGGAGGCATCCATGATGAAATCTTTAGGTGGATGCAAGATTATACATTGTTCGGTCAAGGTAATGCACTCACTGCAAACAAACTAATTATGCTACCACGTGCTCACTTAAAGAGTCACATGGTTGCAACATGGTGTGCGTGGATTATAACACGTCACCCAGAAGTAACTATGCTATATGTATCTGCAACAGCAGAACTAGCAATTACTCAGTTGTACGCTATTCAGAACATCTTGGCTAGCAGCACGTACATGCGCTACTTCCCAGAATATGTTAACCCACAAGAAGGGAAGCGGGAAAAGTGGTCTAGTACAAAGATTAGCGTGGACCACCAAAAGCGCAAAGACGAGGGCGTCCGGGATGCCACTATCTCTACCGCCGGACTTACTACAAACACCACTGGTTGGCATGCTGACATCATTGTCGCTGACGACTTGGTTGTGCCTGAAAACGCCTATACGGAAGATGGACGGGAATCGGTCTCCAAGAAAGCCTCTCAGTTTACATCTATTCGTAATGCTGGTGGCTTCACCATGGCTTGTGGTACTAGATACCACCCAGTGGATATATACGACACTTGGAAGAAGCAGATGTACGAAGACTACGACGACGAAGGCTTCTTAGTTGACCACAAGCCAGTGTGGGAAGTCAAGGAGTATGTCGTAGAAAAAGATGGCCTATTCCTCTGGCCACGTGTTATTCGTGATGACGGGAAAGCTTATGGATTTGATAGAAGGTCTCTTGCTCGTATTAGAGCTGAGTACTCTGACCGCGTTCAGTTCTATGCTCAGTATTATAATGACCCTAATGACCCTGGCTCTAACCGCATTAGTCGTGACAAATTTCAATACTATAATCCGCGCTATCTCAAGAGGTCTGGCGGCGATTGGTATTATAAAGAGAACAAACTAAACATCTATGCTGCAGTTGACTTCGCATTCTCTTTATCTAAGGCTGCTGACTTTACAGCAATAGTAGTAGTTGGTGTAGACTGTGATGACAACTATTATGTCGTAGACATTGACAGATTTAAGTCTGACAAAACAATTGAATACTTCAAACACATTGCTGCCTTGCATAGTAAATGGGGGTTCAAGAAGCTCCGTGCTGAGGTTACAGTGGCTCAGAAGGTGATTGTTAACGACATCACAGGGTATGTGCGTAAAGAGGGACTGAGGCTTTCTGTGGAAGAGTTTAGGCCATCCAAAGCAGAGGGCACTAAAGAGGAACGTATTGCGGCTGCACTTGAGCACAGATATGATAACTACCAGATGTGGCACTTTGAAGGCGGTTGGACCCCAGTGCTAGAAGAGGAATTGATTCTTGCACGACCAGCGCACGATGACGTAAAGGATGCCTTGGCATCAGCAGTAGAGATTGCAATTAAACCTAAGAAGTCACGCTCAAGTATGGGCCCTGATTTCTTTAAAACACAAATAAGAACAAATTCTAGATTTGGTGGTGTGTCATTCAAGTAGGTAAAAAATGTATAACGAAAACAGCATAAAAGCACTAAAAGAAGATACTAAGCGTGTATGTAAGCAATGTGGCTCAATCTATTTTGGAAGGGGTAACTCAAAGTATTGTGGCAACAAATGTATGAGTATGAACTCTTATGAAGCAAATATGCTTAAGCCAGAGTTTAGATTAAGTAAATTAATGGCAATGGCTAAGAACAGAGCTAAAACAAAAGGCTTGGAATTTAACTTAAGTTTAGATTATTTAATGGACTTATGGGATGGTCATTGCGCCTTGTCTGGAATTGAGTTAGAGCTGAATAGGTCTGATAAAGGAAAGGTAAATCCATACGCACCATCTTTAGATAGGATTGTACCTGAACTTGGGTACACAATGGGAAATGTTAGGATAGTTTGCTATCAAATGAATGTTGCTTTGTCTGAATTTGGACTAGACCAGTTCGATGAACTTGTTAGACAATATGTTGCATACAATAAATTAGTTTAGGAGTGGCTTTTAAATGAGCGATAAAGTAGCAGAAATTACCAACCTAATGCAAGTAGATACGCCCGCAGCTTGGGTGAGCTACATGTGGGACCAGTACAATGGGCAACGACAGGAGAAGATTGCAGAATGGCAAGAGCTTCGCAATTATATCTTTGCAACTGATACAACAACTACAACCAACTCGACGCTTCCATGGAAGAACTCGACCACACTACCAAAGCTGTGCCAGATTCGAGACAACTTGCATTCAAACTACATTAGTGCATTGTTCCCGAAAGACAACTGGATGAGCTGGATTCCGTTCTCTAAGGATGCTGCAGTAAAGTCCAAATCACAAGCTGTTAAAGCCTATATGGAGAACAAGACACGTGAAGGACATTTACGTACAGAAGTAAGTAAGTTGCTATATGACTTCATTGACTATGGAAATGCGTTTGTAACCTCCTACTTTGAAGCCAAGTACAAGGAGATGGCTGACGGGACAATTGTCCCCGATTATATAGGCCCACGGGCTCTACGAATCTCACCACTTGATATCGTGTTTAATCCACTTGCACCTACGTTTAATGAGAGCTGGAAGATTGTGCGGTCTGTGAAGACTGTTGGTGAGTTGAAGAAGCTTGCCAAGGAGAACCCTGACCAAGCCTTCTGGGGGCCCGTACTGGAACGTAGACGAGAGTTACAGCGTCGGATGGGTGCTTACAGCTCTGAGGACTTTAACAAGGCTGTAGGCTTCTCTGTGGACGGATTTGGCAACCTATACGAATACTTCCAAAGTGACTGGGTAGAGGTCCTTGAGTTCTACGGTGATTACCATGACGCAGACACTGGTGAGCTGTACACCAACCAAGTGATTACAATTGCTGACCGTTGTAACGTTGCACGTATCACAGACATTCCATCGTGGATGGGGAGCGCACCTATTCGTCATGTTGGGTGGCGCCTACGTCAAGACAATCTATGGGCCATGGGGCCACTAGACAACTTAGTTGGTATGCAGTATCGTATTGACCACTTGGAGAACCTTAAGGCAGACGCCATGGACTTGATTGTCCACCCACCATTGAAGATTATTGGTGAGGTTGAGGAGTTTGTATGGGGCCCAAGCGCTGAGATTCACATTGATGAAGGTGGTAACGTTGAAGAAGTTAGTAAGAACCTTAACGGGCTGGTCATGGCTGACAACAACATTCAGATGTTGGAAGACAAGATGGAGCTCATGGCAGGCGCACCACGAGAAGCAATGGGCATCCGTACGCCAGGAGAAAAGACCGCAACAGAAATCAACACATTGCAAAATGCAGCAGGGCGAATTTTCCAAGAGAAGATTACACATTTCGAAATCGAACTGCTCGAACCTCTGCTTAATGATATGCTTGAAGTAGCACGTCGTTCAATGGATGGGGCGGACTTGATTCGTGTTATGGATGATGAACTTGGCGTTCAGGAGTTTATGTCAGTTACTCGTGACGACATTGTTGCCAACGGCAAGCTTCGTCCAGTTGGTGCTCGTCACTTTGCCAAACAGGCACAAGACTTGCAGAACTTGATTGGCGTGTTCAACTCTCCAATAGGTCAGTTGATTGGCCCTCACACCTCCGCAATCGCCCTCACAGAGTTCGTAAATGATGTGACTGGTCTCACTGGCTATGACATCTTCCGACCTAACGTGGCGCTTGAGGAGCAGCAGGAGACTAATGCTACCGCCAACCAGATGCAAGAAGATCTAATGGTGGAAGCAGGGGCTGATGTTTCAGGTGGTGTAGTGTAATGAAGACAGTATGGACTAAAGGATTAAAAGCCGAGGAAAAGTCTGACGTAAAGGTTGCATTTGAAAGAGGAGCGTTCCTACGGGAGCGCCTCTCCTTTGTTATTCAAGATAAGATGGATGCTGCTGACCGCGTTAGTCTTGCTAAAGAAGGGTATGATTGCGCTAACTGGGCTTACAAACAAGCTGATAATGTGGGATATAGGCGCGCAATGCAAGAAATTTTAGCCCTTTTAGAAAAATAATGTCACAAAAAGTCAAATTTTAAGTTATATATAATATAATATATAATATTTATTAATAATTATCTTATCTATCTTATTTATAATCTATAATATAATAAGAAAGCTATAAGTATATTTAAACTGAGAGTAGCGTCAATTGGTTAACGTGACGCCCTTGGATGGCGGATATTACAGGTTCGAGTCCTGTCTCTCAGACCAAATTAAGGGAATGTAGCTCAGATGGATAGAGCGTCCGCCTTCTAAGCGGATGGTCGTAGGTTCGAGTCCTACCATGCCCGCCAATTATTTAAGGAGTTATAAATAATGTCAGACCCGTCATTATTTTCACAGGATAATCCGCAGGAAACCCCTGCACAGCCAACTAGCGTTCCAACAGAAAGTCTTTTTGCCGACCAGCTTAAGACAATCGTGGACGAAACCGGTAGACAAAAATACGAGACCCCAGAGGACGCTCTCAAAGCACTCAAGCATTCACAAGAGTATATCCCCTCTCTTAAAGGGCAAGTGAGCCAATATGAGCAGGAGATTACTCGACTGAAAGCTGAACTAGAACAAAGAAGCTCTGTAGAGGACCTTGTATCGCGTCTAACAACTCAACAAGAACCGAAGGACCCGGCAACACCAGCCCCAGCAGGTCTTGATGAGGAAGCAGTTCAGAAAATGCTTGAAGAGGTTCTTGCTAAGCGTGACACTGAGTCAACAGTTAAGCAGAACCTCGTTAAAGTAGAAGCTGCTCTTAGTGAGAAGTTTGGAGACAAAGCAGCCGAAGTTTTGAATAAGAAAGCAGAAGCACTTGGCCTCACTAAAGAACAACTTAAGAACATGGCGGCTACCACCCCACAAGTTGTTCTGTCTTTGTTTGAGGCAGCCCATGCTCCAACACCTACGCCAACTGCTGGCGGACATCGAAGTGTGCCTCTCTCTAGTCCTGAAATGACTCTTGAACAGCGTCTTGCAGAGGCAGAGAAGAAGGTTAAGTTTAGCGGTATCAACCGCACTAATGTAGACTTGGTTGCCCAACTCCGAAGAGAGATGGAAACTAAGTTTGGTTATCAAGGATAATAATCAATGATTAATACAGCCACCAACCGTGCGTTTATTGAATCTGAGGTGTATTCTCAGTTCATTCTGTTGAACCTGCATGACGGTCTGTTGCCCGGTACTTTCTACCGTAACGTTTCAGATTTCCCTGCTGGTGAAACCCTGCACATCAAAACCGTAGGTGATGTGACCCTGCAAGAAGCTGGCGAAGAAGTGCCACTGGTCTTCAACCCAATCGAATCTGGTGAAGTAACCTTCCGTATCACCGAATACAAAGGTGACGCCTGGTACATCACTGATAAGATGCGTGAAGACGGTGCTCAAATCGATTCTCTGCTGGCTCAGCGTGCACAAGCATCTACCCGTGCTATTCAAGAAACTTTTGAGTCTGACTTCCTGCGTGCAGCTAACGATGCTCAAACCCCTAACGACAAGAACACCATCAACGGCTTTGCTCACCGATTTGCTGCCACTGGCGCTAACAAAACCATGTCTCTTGAAGACATTGTTGACCTGCGTTTGGCGTTCGACAAGGCTAACGTTCCCGCTGAAGGTCGTATCCTGATTGTTGACCCAGTTGTTGAGGCCACCCTGAACAAGAAAGTGACCATCACCTCTGACATCACCCCGTTCGCAGTTGACCTGATTAAGAACGGTATGGCTCGTGGTCAGCGTTTCATCATGAACCTGTACGGCTTCGACATTATGACCTCCAACCGCCTGCCTCGCCTGAAAGCTGAGGAAGCAACCGCTGGTGGTGCCGCAGGTGACATCGCTAACATTGCAATGTGTATTGCTGATGACCAGTGCAAACCTATTATGGGTGCATGGCGTCGTATGCCTAAGAGTGAGTCTGAGCGCAACATCACCCTCCGTCGTGATGAGCACACTGTAACCTGCCGTTATGGCTTCGGTCCTCAGCGTGTCGACACACTTGGTGTAATCTTCACTTCTGCTACTGCCACTAAGTAATTAGTGGCTTTAGCCTTTTTAATCAACAAGGAATAATATAATGGCATACGAAAAGATGCGTCTTAGTGGCGTACACAATCACTATGGTGCACGTGACTCAGGCGGCACTGCTGGTATTAACCCAGATGCAAGTTCCTTCTCTCTGAACCTGGACGGCCCTAACTTGGATCTGCAGTTCCCGATGAGCAAGGAGTGTGGTATTCTGGTAACTGGTGTCGTCACGGCTCAGGCAACTGGTGTATTGACATCCTTGAAGGTAGGTGGCGTTGAAGTGAAAGACGCTACCGATGCCGATCCAGTGAAAATCCCGAAAGGCAACACTGGCGTGGTTACACAAGCTGGCCTAACTGGTGGCACTGTACTGTTCAAGTACATGCGCTACATGGGCTAATTAAAAGGGGCTGGACTTTTTAGTCCGGCCTTTTTTGTAAGGAGAGTAGATGAAACAATCGCTACTAGAAATGACTCAAGACATCTTGTCTGATATGTCTGATGACGAGGTTAACAGCATTGATGACACATTCGATAGTGCTCAAGTAGCCAACATCCTCCGTTCCACCTATCAGTCTATGATGTCTAACCGTAACTGGCCACATCTGCGTAAGTTAATTCAAATTATCCCATCTGGTCAAACAGGTCGTCCAACACACATGTATCTCCAAGAGGGCATAAAGGAGATAGTGTTCATCAACTACAACTGCTCCCAAGACAAAAATAAGCTTGACTACAGGCCAATGAAGTGGAGGGAACCAGACGACTTCTTACGGTTCTTGAATACACGTGACAACACCAAACCTGAGGTTGACGTAATTCAAGATGACACTGGGGTGCAATTACTGATACTAAACAACAAGGCTCCTCAATATTACACATCATTTGATGACGAATACCTGGTGTTTGATTCCTACGATATGCTAGTAGATGATACTCTACAGGAATCTAAGGTGCAGGCCATGGCATATATAATGCCTCAATGGAACCACACAGATTCCTTCATCCCAGACTTGCCATCTGAGGCCTTCTCTGCACTGTTGGCAGAGGCTAAGAGTGCTACAATGCTTAGGTTGAATCAAACGCAAGACATTAAGGCTGAACAAGACGCACGAAGACAACAGTCATGGCTTTCACGTAAGGCGTGGAGAGCACATGGCGGAATCCAATATCCGAACTACGGAAGACGAGGAAAACGATGATAGAGTATAAAGGCTACATGATTGAAGGTGATGGAACCTTTGGCATGAAGAGGATTAAGCCTATAGGCAAAGGTAGTGTGAACATGTCGTTAAGAGATAGCTACACTACTTATGAGTTTGCCAAACAGGCTATTGACACCTTTGAAGCGGAGAAAGAACATGGCAAGACAAAGAAGTCCAGTGGAGGTAAGGAACTGGGTTAAGGGATTAATTACAGAGGTCAGCCCTCTGACCTACCCAGAAAACGCTTCTGTTGAAGAGGTGAACTTTGTCTTGAATACAGACGGCAGCAGACACAGACGATATGGAATGGATTTTGAGACCGGGGCAGCCGCTACAAATACCACCATCTCTGATAGAGATGCTGCTTTGTCTATTTACAACTGGGAGAACCCCGGTGGTTACGCTGACAAAGACTTCTTAGTTGTTCAGGTCGGTAATGAAATCACTGTGTTGGAACAGCAAGAGTCTTTGTCTTACAACATTGTGCATGTTAAGAAGTTTGATGGCGTCAACGTAAAGACACGCTTCACTTTCACCTCAGTAGATGGCTTACTTATCGTCTCAACAGGGCAGAAACAGGTTCACACAATGTGGTTTAAAGACTACGCAAAAATTGTTTGGACCGAAGGTACTCTGAAAGTAAGGGACTTATTCGGGGTTGAGGACAAGTGGAATAACATCGACCTAAAGTCAGGGAACGAGATTAGTACAAGACCCGCAGAGCTGCTTGAGCCCCACATCTACAACCTACGCAACCAAACTTGGGGTATTGAAAGGAGAACGACTGGTAACACAGTTGAAGACCCGATAACAGCTTTCAAGAATGCATACACAACAGTACACAAAGAACTAACGGCATTTCCCTCCAACTCTGACCAAGTTACACAAGCACTGTACGCTGACTCAAATGATGACACTGGACGTACAGTTGATAGGTTCCATCCAAGAGACTTGGTAGAGAACCCAATTGGTAACTTTGAGGCGCCAACTGGACATTTCATAATTGATTTGTTTGAGCGTGGTGCAAGTAGAATGGAATCCCTCACTAGGATGAAAGATAAGTACCCATCCTTGGAGCACCCAGTGACAACACTGCCAACTGACAAAACCCCAGGTGGAGTTAGTGTTGTTGGTGAGTACGCTGGCCGTGTTTGGTATGGTGGCCTCTCAGGTGAGATTATAGACGGTGATGAAAAATCTCCTCGTCTTTCTTCTTATGTGCTGTTTAGCAGACTTGTACGTGACCCCACTGACATTACACAATGTTATCAGGTAGGTGACCCCACTTCAAAAGACAATCCAGATATTATAGACACTGATGGTGGATTTATTCGGATAGATGGTGCATATGGTATTCGTGGCTTTGTTAACGTAGACACAGCACTTGCGGTTCTTGCAGCCAATGGTGTTTGGTTGATTAGCGGTGGTGAGAGCGGCTTTAGTGCCACTAATCACAAGATCCAGAAGATACATGATAGGGGTATTATTGGCGATAACACTTTGGTGGTCGTTGACAACACATTCCTATTCTGGGCGTCTGAGGGAATATACCACGCAAAGAGAAACGAGTACGGAGAGTGGTCTGTTGAGAACATCACAAAGACAACAATCCAAACATTGTTCGACCGCATAGGGGAAAAGGAAAAACAAAGTGCATTCGGGGTGTACGACACATACGAAAGACGTGCGCGATGGGTGTACCAAAACAATGACGACGGACTGACACGTGAGTTAATACTAGATGCCACACTTGGCTCATTCTATATTAATAAGATTGGGAGAATTGGAGAGGGGACAGCTAATGTAATCGCCCCTGTTCTGACTTTACCAGTTGCAGTGGATGCATTTGGCGACATTAGGCGAAGAGAGGTTAAGTATTTAACCATTGTTGGGTATGAACCAACCACTTCATACAAGTTTGCCCACTATGTTGCGAAGGACTACACTGACTGGTCCAGTACAGGCTTTGGTTCTGACGCTAAGGCATATATGTTAACCGGGTTCATTAGTGGTGGTGACTACCAACGCAAGAAACAACTCGCACCATTGACGTTCCACATGCGTAACACAGAGGGAACCTTCTATGAGGACGAGGACGGTAACCTTGTACCAGAAAACCCATGCTCATGCCTAGCAAGAGTTCAGTGGGAGTGGTCTAACAACGTTGAGAGTGGGAAGTGGAGCAAGCAGTTCCAAGTGTACAGGAAGCGTAGATTGTACTATTATGAACAACCAGGCCAATCTGATGGTTACCCGGTCGTTAGTAGTAAGACCAATTTAAGGGGCAGTGGCAGGGTGTTTGCCATCTACCTAGAGACGGAGCCAAAGCATGACTGCAATATCCTTGGTTGGTCAATGGTAATGGGGATGAATACGGATGTCTAAGATTAGAATCTACTTAGATGCCCCTGAATACGTTATTAGGTTGGAGGACGAGCAGGGGCGCTTGTTCGTCCACCTAGACGTGTTTAAGTGGGACAAGACAATTAAACGTGAACTTGAGGAAGAGTTTGTTAATCTGAAAGAGAAAGCCACTAAGGCTGGCTACTCATTCATTCACACTTACACACGCAATCCAAAGTTCTGTAAAGTGATGGGTGGAAGTAAAACAATGGACTTCCGAGATTATGAGGTGTGGTCATGGGGACTGGAGTAGCAATTGCAGGCTTAGTCGTCTCTGCTGCTGGCACTGTAGCCAACGCAGTTGAGACAAAGAAAAGGGCAGACATTCAAGAGGAGCAGATGGAAGTACAGTCAGCTCAACAGGATGTTGAAGCCCTTAACCAACGTAGAAAACAGATTCGTGAAAGGCGCGTAAGGGCTGCAAAGATTGAGCAAGCCTCTGAGCAAATGGGGACTGGTGGCAGCTCTGGTGAAGCAGGCGCTATTGGTGCGTTAGCCACTAACGTGATGGCCAATATTGGCATGTCAGAAGGAAGGGCATCCACCTCACGTACACTGACTGGGCTTAGTCAGAAAGCCGCTGACAGTCAGACCAGAGGTGCTCTGTATGGTGCAGCAGCAGACCTTGGTGGCGCTATGTACAGTTTTGGTGAGAAGGACTTCTTGAAGTTATTTGATGAATAAGGAGAGTGTGATGGCTAACGAGCTACCACAAATTGAGCAAAGTTTACAGGAGAATGTCTCCAACGCTGTAGAAGGTGGTATGCCTTTAGACACCCCTCTCTACGGAGCACGAGGTGAAACACTGAAAGACATGGTTGATGTTAAGGAACCTACACAGCCAGCTCTTGATGACCCCATCTTCATGGAGGAGGCCACGTATGACGTGGACAGTTTTCTTGCCTCCTCACAACCAACCGTTGATGATTTCATCGATACTGCTTCCGCTCCTCGTGTTATTGTTGACACTGAAAGCACTAACAAAGTGGTGTCAGCGAAAGCTGCTGCCCTTGGTACGGAAGGAGCTGCACTGCAAACTTATGGAAAAGTTACAACAGATTTACGTGACGGACGTACAGATGGTCTTGATGAAACTATGTCTCTTTTAAAAGAGAAGACAGCAACACAGGACATGAATGCCCTTGTCCAAATAATCCAAGACCCTAGTATCAGTGAAGAAGAGAAGACCAAGGCACTGGACGATTATAACAATCTGCAAATGTCTGAGCTGTCCTTGAACAAGCTTGTAATGACTGAAAGTATTGCAGCAGACGACCCAGGTGAAGACTACCGTCAGGAGTTTGTTCGTGTTAATACATTGGACGCCATTGGGGAAGTGAACGATGTAAAGCGCCAACGTCAAGCGTTGCTTAACCTAGAGGCGGCTAAATCAAACACCGAGACATTGAAGGCGTTCAAAGACTTGTTTGTTTTCATGCTCCCATTCACAGAGTCCTCTTATGCCGCACAAGTTAGTCTTAAGAATGACGAAGATGTTATTGAGGTCATTGGGAACCTAGCTTTTCTTGGTGAGGCTAAGCAAGGCTTCAAGGACTCAATCAGGAAGATGTCACCCGACCAGCAAATTGAGTTTGCACAGAGACTGGTTAATGCAATCAACGCCACTGAGGGTACACTACCATTTGAGCAAAACGACTATGCCCGGTTAGAGATGCTGCGAACAGGGCTTGAGGAAGGTTATTACACTGACTTTGACAGATTCCTTGATAACGCAACATCAATTCTCGACACCACGTTCTTCGGTGGGCTTTTAGCCAGGGGGTTTAAGGTTGGTAAGTCACTCTTCAAGGTAGCCAAGAACATTGATCATATCCGTGAGGCCAGACGTATGTCTGTTCGAGGACAACCAGACCAAACATCATTGAGCCAGTTGTATAAGGAAACCAACGTAAGTAAGGCTAAGGCTGCACACGAGGCTGCTGCAACTGATGAAACAGGCGAGGTTGCGCAGGCAATATATGGCACAGACAGAACCACAGCAGTTGCAAATGACATAATGCCAGAGGTTGGCACCACCACAGTTAAGAACAAGGTGGGGGAGCCAGAGTCGGCTTATGCTCAGTCAGCCACTCCAAGCCCTGAGTTGATGGACTTCGTTCAAGCGGACGGCAAGATTCACTACTGGCGTGCCGAGAAAACACGTATGCGTAGCAAGGTGGTGAATGATTTTGAGAGTGCTGTTGGTGTACGTAACCGTAAAGAGATGAACCAAATTGAAGCAACATCCGACGGTGTGCGTATCAAAGCTGTTTACGGAACTAAGCAGTTTGGGTACGATGACCCAGAGCTGGCTATTGAGACAGTAAAGGTTGCTCTGCGTGACTATGGGGTAGTAGATAAGGACATCACTCTGCTTGGACGTGTTGGTGATGAATACGTGCCAATGACTATTCAGGAAGTTAATGCCCTAAACACGGTGATTGAAAAGGCAGGAAAATCTGAACTAAAGAGGTCCAAGCCCGCTGACTTCTTAGTGCAAGTTAACCATGACTACAAGTTCAACCCACTGGATAACTTGAAGTGGCAGGAGGCCTCAGTACGTGGAAACTTATTTGACCGCATACCAGCCTTCACTGGAAACCGTCAAGGAAGTTTATCTCGTCACTTACTAGACGCAGCATCTATGCTTCACCCAAAGCTCACATTAGGTGCCAACATTGCTGTTGATAAAGCCGCAGGTCTTGAACGCATAATGTTGAAGAAGGGGAAGGCATTCTCTGATGGATTTGTTAAACTGAAAGCTGAAAGACAAGCTGTGGTGCACGACTACGTCAAACAAGCAAACGCCGAAGGTCTTGACTTAAACATCAAAGACCTGAAAGCACAAGGTTTCAACGATAAAGAAATTGACCTACTAAAAACATGGAGGGAGTATTGGGATGATATGTATTGGCTAGATAACCGTGACCTAGCCCGCACACTGAACTCCCAGAACTTCCAATGGCTTGTTGACCCAAGCACTGGCACACAGTTGTTTGCTCGACCAGTACCACGCAACAAAGTTGGTAGCCATGCCCGTGTCTATGACCCATCAACAGGTGATGTACGTACTGTAACCGGACCAGAGCTAACCAAGCTTTACCAAGAAGGCGGTACGCTGGCTATGAGGAGCACCCCAATTAAGGTTGGTGATGAAGCAGTGGAATTGATGGAGGTTAAAAACTCACCCGGTAGTAGTTATTTAAGACGTATTAACGAGAGTGACACTGTGCTGGAATACCGCAAAGGGTATTACACAGTGAACTACACTGCCCCTAAGTACATCGACAAGATTGTGAAGGACAGCAGAGGTAATGAGCTGTTCAGACAAGCTGTGGCTGTTGCTGGCAACACTCGGGACGCTGAGATTATGGCAGCTAACCTCAAGAAGACAGACCCCGTTAATGACTATGTTTCTCGTGGCGACATCAAACGTGAAGGTGGCTTCGAGAACCAAGATGGCATTGACGTCTTGCAGGCTAGAGGTCGTACATCTCAGCGCACCCGTGGCAAACGTCTTGAAGAATCAACCATGTCTGAAAACTTCGGTGATAACTTTGTTATGGGACCAGTTGACAGTATGGTGTTATCAGCACGTACCACATCAAACCGTGTAGCAACCAGAGACTACCTGGAAGCCACTAAGTCACGATTCATGTCTCAGTTTGGGCACCTTCTGCAAGAGGATAAGTATGGACGTAAGTTGTTCCCTACTAATATCAAGCAGATTGAGAAGCGTGGAGGAGTGTATGACAAAGATATTGCAGATGCACGTACAACATTCGAGTTCATTGACTACCTTGAGAAGGGTTATATCAACGGTTTGGATGAGTCATACAAAGCCATCCTAAACACACTGGCTGAGATTACCGGTAAGCGCGGTATGGTAAGGACAGAGACAGCCTTGAGAAAAGGTGCAGAACTGCCCGGCCCAACTAACCTTGCTAAGAACGTGTCGTTCAACCTATACCTAGCCTCCAACCCACTACGACAGGCTATTGTTCAGAGCCACCAGATGGTGCAGCTCTTTGCATTCAATCCACTGTATGCTGGCAGGAAGATGGGTGGTGATGTATCACTGCTCCTTGCCTCTAAGTTAGGTGCTAAGCTAGATGACAAGTACCTGAAAGCATTTGGTCGTACGCGTGAAGAATACGATGAGATGGTGAAGGCTTGGGAACGAAGTGGGCTATCAGCTTCTGTGGATAAGAACTCGCTTATCAATGGTAGTTTGACACAGCTTCTCGAAGAACAGCGTTTGAAAGGGCGCTCCAACTTACTGAGCCGTTCATTGCAATGGTCTCGTAAAGTGGGCTTCGACATGGGTGAAGAGCTTAACATAATGACAGCGTGGCTTGCACACAGGGACAAGTTGATTAAGAGCGGGAAGAAGGTGGATGATGAGTTGGAAGACTTGGCTGCTGCACAAGCCCGTAACTTCACTTACAACATGAACCGAGCAGGCGACATGCCCTACAACCAGAACTTCCTTGGCATGGTGTTCCAGTTTATGCAGGTGCCACACAAGGCAATGCTTACATGGACTACAAACAGGGCGTTGTCTCGTAGTGAGAAGCTGAGGTTAATTGGGTTTAATGCCACGATGTACTCACTTCCACCAGCGGCAATGTACTCTTGGTTTGGTGATGTCTTACCAGAAGACTCAGAGCTTCGTGAAGTTGTTGTACAGGGGCTAGAGGGTTACATGCTAAACAAGCTGCTTAGCCTTGCCACAGGTGAGAAGACAAGCATTGACTTTAGCGGGCTGTCCCCATTCGATGTTCACGGATTGCAGGAGTTCATAGTAAGTTTGTGGACGACAGACGTTGGCTCCATCCTGTCTGCCACTCCATCACTGAGCTTGGTGTTTGGACAGAACCCACGTATCACTGAGGCTGCAAGAACGTGGACACGCTTCTTTAGCTTACAGGAAGATACTGATGTCCAAGACCCAGTGTCATTCTCGCACCTAGTGAAAGCAAACGCTAGTATGTTCTCTGGATTCTCTAACGCCTTCAAGGCCAAGTATGCGCTTGAGACAGGAAGGAAGATGAGTATTAACGGAAACATCACTGACCAAGACGTCACTACGCCAGAGGCTATTGCAGCTCTGTTTGGTTTTGGTACAATGGATGAGGCTAACAGGGCATGGATTGGTCAGCAATTGTATAACAACAGTAAGTCACTGAAAGATGATGTCACACTGTACTACACTACATTGAAGCGTCACCTGGCGCGAGAAGGTATTTCTGTCAAAGAGCAAGAATACTTTGTTCGTTCTTTTAGTGATGCATGGCGTGTGTTTGGTAATGACAACATGAAAGCCCGTGAAATACTGTTTGACTTACTCAAGAGGGATGCTGCTAAGGGAGATGACTTGTTATTCAAGAGGGCAATGGAGCAAGTAGGTTGGAAAGATGCCAAAGGGTATAGGACTATGATTCAGAATATTCCTGACCAAGCCTATTCCAAGAAGCAGGACATGCTCAAGGCTTTGGATTATGTGGATAGTTTTAAAGGAGAACAATAATGGCGGGGATTTTTGGACAAACTCAAGTGGGGGAGATGGAAAACCCCGTCCAACCCCTAGCACCAGTAGTTGACGAGACGGCAGTTACTGCCGCTCGCGCTCTGGGTGGGTTGGCTAAGACTGGTGTAAGTATCTTTGGTGATATTCAAGAAGCCAGGGCAACTAAAGCTAGTCGTAACGTAATGGCATCATACCAGCAGAAGCAGCTTAAGTTTGCTGATGCAGTGGAGCAAGGGGCAATCTCTGAGAGGGTTGCCCGTTCTAAATGGCGTAAGACATATGCTGAATACATCTCTGCTTATCCAGAACTGGGCAAGGAGTTGATGCAAGTAAGTAAGGACTTGGCAGCCACCACAGGCTTTGCTAAGGAGATGCTACAGCAGAGTGAGGAAGAGAAGAACGAGGCCGCTCAGGTGAGTAAAGCCTCTGATGCAGGTTGGGTGCTTCCAGGCATGACTAAAGACGAGCAGCGAATGGCCACTGATAGCTTCATGCGCTTTGAGCGGGAGGGGCAGGCACTAGACCGTCAGACGAAGATGCTGGATGCTGAGGCTAAGCAAGTGGGGTTGGATCAGTCTAAGCTTAGTTTGATTCAAGCCGAGCGTCGTGAGACGTCTATAAAAGGCCTTTCTAGTTTAGCAGCTGCGTACGTGCCAAAGGTGCAAATAGACATGTCAGATATTGTATCTAGGTGGAAATCTGGGCAGATAGATGACAAAGCTGCATTCATGGAGATTCAGGCACGCTTTAACGTGGCTGAGACAGTTATGCGTCAAGTTGGTAAGGATGCTGGTGGTGACTATATCACCAACTTAATGAAGCCAATGATGGACGTCAAAGACCTAACTACACAATTAGTGACTGGTCAAATTGACAACACCATGTATGAGAATCAGGTGAAACTGAAAACCAACATGTACAAAGCTGACTTCATGAAGAACCCAAAAGCAGCTAAGCTTGTTGCCAACAGTGCCCTGTTCCCAAACACTGACGTTATGTGGCTGGCACAACAAGCAGGTCTATCACTGGACTTCATTGCTGGCAACACCACACCAGATGGCAAAGCAGGGGACCCATTCCCTGACACACCTGAGAGACGAAAGGAAGTGGGTGGTGCTAATGCATTGATTCGACAGAACATGGATAAGCTAGTGAATGGTACAGCAATCAATCCAGAGGCGACAGATAAGGAAGTTGAGACGTACGTTGTCAAGACGCTGAAAGGTGTTGATGCTTATCGGAATGCTGTGGAAAGTCCTAAGGAGTATGCAGAGGTAGTTGGTTTCCTCACATCTCCTGAGTTTGGAAGATACGTAGCTAAGAAAGGTGGGCTGCCACAAGAGGCGGCAGCCAAAGCCAAGATTGTGTTCCAAGAGCAGTATAATGCCACTGTTGAAACAGCAATCAAAGGTGCGTTCGAGGGCAAGATGTTGTACGTGTACAACCAGTTTGACCCACGTGCTATTCGTGGAGAGAACAAACAAGTGCCAGCAACTGAGCTTATTGAACCATACTGGAATGGCAGCGGTCTTGCATTCAAATTGAAAGATGGTGTTAAGCGTACAGTGTACTCCGACACCACACTGAGAGAGTTGAATAGCAAGGCGGCCTCACTGGCAAACAACCTAATCAGGCTTGATAGTCACCTTTCTGGCAACGTTAATTACAAGCAATCATACGACAAACTTTATGAGAGCTTGTTCGGTGTAGAGCAAGAAAAAGGAAAGACTGTAGAAAATGAGTAAGTGGTTATTTGCTTTCCTCCTGTTTCTGCTTCCTGTAGGCGGCTGTTCCTCATTGGGTGCAATGGGGGCTGCTGCTGTGGGGAGTGCGGCATCAGGTGGGATTGACACAGAGTTGACCGTAGGTCAGAAGAATGAAGAAGTGCAGGTGAATACAAGGATTGGCAGCACGGACAAGTACAACGTTCAAACAATCGAGAGGGTTGACCAAGTGCCGGTCTTCTTCATGTTGCTTCTTATCTTAGGCTGGCTTCTCCCTTCCCCTAGCGAAATCTGGAAAGGTTTCCTTAAACTTCTGCCATGGGTGAGTAAGAATGAGAGTAATTGATGATACTAGAGGGACAGCTCTTAGGAGCCGTGGCGCTACACCATAAGGAGGAAGGATGGGGAAGGCTCCGGAATGGGTGAATGCTATTATAGCCACCCTGCTATTTCTTGGTTCCGCCGCAGGTCTATATATTGGGTTATCCAATAAGATTGCGGTGGTATCAACCCAAGTTGAGGGCAACTTCAAACAATATGATTCCAAGTTTGTCGAAATGGAGTCATATCAATCTTACTTACAGCAGCAAGTTGATAAGAACAGGGACGACAATACTAGGCTTAAGACTCAGATGGAATACTCTGAACGTACACAGGAAAAGCTAGCAACATCGTTTGACGCATTAGCAACTGAGCTGCGTAAGACTAACAACTTTTTAATTCAATTAAGTGTCGAGCAGAAAGCTCTAAAGGAAAAGAGGGGTGCCGGTTAAGAAGCAACCAACAAAAACACCTAATAAGAAGGTGCCTGTAGAGAGGGCGAAGAAGAATGGAAAGGCTGAACAGCCTAAGAAGAGGGGCGGGGATGTGAAGAAAGTGAAGAAGGTGAAATAAGAAAAAGGGGGCATTGCGCCCCCAGTTCTTTTTAGAATGGTTCGTAAGGGTTAAGGTTAACAGGATCTGCAGCAGTGAAGTTCTGGAACTCATGCACAGACCTTACGTAAGTTGGGCCACCTGCCCCATTCTCTGCGTACACCATGGCGTCAACCCATTCTCCAGTTTTGTCATGCATTGATGCGACATACATCATGCGGTATCTCTTATCTGGGTTCTTTGGGTGGACTAAGTGCTTACCTTTCACATAGGCCCGCAGCAGTTCTAATTCAGTCATGTTGTCTCTCCAATTTGATTATTCTTTGATTGTCACTTCCACGCCAAGGTGCTGGTGGCAAATCCTTTTCATATTTCCCATCAATCAGCACATCAACAAACTTAAGGGCAGCGACGTCCTTAACGTCTTCGTATTTGTATCCAGTCCACATCCAAACATCCTTGTCAGGATATTTCTTTTTAATGCGATAGAGAAGCTCTCTAACGGGCGTTCTATTTGCAGGGTATAGTGGGTCCCCTCCAGTGATAGTAAAGCCGTCAGCTTCTTTTAAATCGTTTAGAATGCGGTCAACTAACTCGGCATCTACTGGAAGACCTGCATCAGCATCCCAGCTTGCAGCATTGTGACAGCCCTTACATCCGTGAGAGCAGCCTGATACGAATAGTACAACTCTCCTCCCTTCTCCATTCATATAATCTTCTTTGTAGTATGCCAAGTAGTTCATTAAACACTCCCAATAACAATTATGATGAGAAGGGCAAAACCCCCTATCAACATCCACATCCCTCATGTTTCACACGGGACATCACTTCTATTTGTTTCCCTTCAATATAGGGCCTTGCGTTAGGTGCTCCAAGGTATCCACACACTCGACGAGTAACGGATAAAGTTTCTGGATCTCTGTTTCCGCAATTTGGGCACTGAAACCCGGCTGGAGTAGCCTTCGCTTCGCCAGCAAAATCGCATTCTCCGCAATAGTCAACTGGCGTATTAGTTCCGAAGTAGGGAAGCTTGTCGTACGTGTAGTCCCAAACATATTCAAGTCCTTTCAGATTGTTTCTCATGTTAGGGAACTCAACATAAGAAATAAAGCCACCAGTTGCGAAGTAGGGATACTTAGCCTCGAAATCTATCTTCTCAGTTGGTGTCACCTTCTTCAATACATCTAAGTGGAAGCTGTTGGTGTAATACCCTTTGTCAGTTACCCCGGCCACCTCTCCAAACTGTTGTCTATCTAAGCGACAGAATCGGTCACAGAGGCTCTCAGATGGCGTGGAGTAGAGAGAAAATCCGTAACCAGTATCATCCCTCCATTTATGCACAGAGTCTCTTAGAATGTGCATGACGCCCTCTATGAGGTCTTGCTTATCTTGAGACTCAAATGTGTGTGGCGCGTCTGGGTACATGGCATTAGCCATCTCATGTAGGCCAATGTAACCTAGGCTGATAGATGCCCGTCCATTCTTGAAGATGGGGGCAATGTAGTCATCTGGCTTTAACCTTACGCCACAAGCGCCTTCTACGTACAGGATTGGTGCCACTTCTGCTTTTACTTTGCTGAGGGCTTCGATGCGTGTTAAAAGGGCTTGGTAGCATAGGCCTAGGTTCTCTTCAAGTAGTCCATAAAGTCTGCCAGTATCGCCACCGGAACGGATAGCAAGGCGAGGCAGGTTAATAGAAACAACGCCAAGGTTATTACGACCGTCGTGAGTAGCGTCAGCATACTCGCCAAGGAAGCTTCTACAACCCATCGGGTTTTTAAATCCCCCTGTGACTTCAACCAGTTTGTCATAATTGAGGATGTCTGGGTACATGCGTTTCGAAGCGCATTCCAGAGCGAGTTGCTTAATGTCATAGTTAATATCATCCTTATGGAAGTTTACGCCTTTCTTGATGGTGAAAACCAACTTAGGAAAGACCGCAGTGCGCTTGGCTTTGCCCAAGCCAGCAAGTCGTACTCGTAGTATTGATTGCTGGATGAGTCGTTCTTCCCAACTGGTACCGAGACCGAAACCGAAAGTAGTAAACGGTGTCTGGCCATTAGCCGTATGAAGCGTGTTGACCTCATACTCCAGGGCTTGGAAGGCATCATACACCTCCTTCTCTGTCATTTTCGTCGCATAGACTGATGCCTTGGCCTCATCCTTGAGCCATAGTCTGCCCGTCCTGTGGTGCTTGTCATACGACTTCCTGACGTATGGTGCAAGCGCTTCGTCGATTCGGTTGATTGTGTTTCCGCCATAGATGTGCGAAGCAACTTGAGCAATAATTTGTGCTGTAATTGCACAGGCAGTGGAAATAGACTTGGGAGTCTCAATCTCAGCGTTGCCCATATTGAATCCATTTTCAAGCATCCCCTTAATGTCTATCAACATGCAGTTAAACATAGGAAACATAGGTGCATAGTCTAAGTCGTGATAGTGAATATCTCCAGACTTGTGTGCCTCTGCCACTTCCTTTGGCAAGAGGGTGTCTAATGCAATATGTTTTGCCACTTCACCAGCCACCATATCCCTCATCACTGGGATGCGCTCACTGGCTTTGTTAGCGTTGTTGTGTAGCAGCTCTTTGTCTGCTGTGCGGTTTACAATACCCAGCACCGTCTCAAACACACTACTCACTTGTTGCTCCTCTTCATATGACCAAGCCACAGACGCGCCATGGCTAGGTAGTGCTTAGTTGACTCAGCATCATAGTTATTAATGGAGTCTTGGGCTTTCATCAACGCCCACTCAACTTGTTCTATCATTCCCCTTCCTCACCATTCCAAGTCCTTCTCTTTGTGTAATTCATCCAATATCTCCTCCCAATCATAGAAACCACGGCCATCTGTCAGTTTAAGACATGCCCCGTAGACGTATTGATTGACTGCCCATGAGCGTCTGTCTCCGGCCTCTGGGTGTGTTGTTTCCCTTCGGATGTCTTCCATATGGGGATAAACTCTGGTGGCACGAACACGCCCGCATCTCTCCATAATAGCACAGAGCAGCTCGTAAGGATCACATTCATCCCAATCACCACGGTCAATAATCTCTAGGATTTCATTGGCCAAGTCCTTCATGCCTAGGAGCTGACCAAGCTCAATATGTGTTCCCAATGCATACGGTTGAGGCTCAACCACAACCACATCAGCGTTACATAGAGCAGCAGTGTCAGCAAGTACAATACGCTCAGCCAAGCCCTCGGGGATAGCTGTTGCTTTATTATTGATGTCCTTGTTGTCCGCTGGGTTGTAAATTTCATAGCCCAGTTCCTTAATGTCATCACGCTCCTTAGCGCGCAATAGCTGCGCGCCTTTATCAAGCATGTGCCCGGCAATATATACTGATGTCATCACTTACCCTTTTTTGTGTTTACTAGCTTGTACAGCTCGTTCCTGAGCCAAGGCTTCTTTACGTGTATTGTGTGTACCAAGCCGACGCTTACCATCAGCAGTGAACAGCACATACTTACCTCTCACCTTACGAATTATTGGCTCCTCCCCAAAGAGGTTAGTGTCTTTCATCATAGTTAGATATACTCCCAGCGCATATATTTAACGAACTTAGTGAGGTTCTCCATAGCCTTGGAATGCTTATTGCTAAGCGTACATTCGAGAACTGTTTTGTACACAGCCCCTTGTTGGAACTGGCCACAGAACTTCTTGATGAACGCTTTGTCAATATCGTCAAGCTCACACGGCTCTGTGGCCCCCATGTACAGCTCTTTCCCTTTAGGGGAGGCAAGGTATTCCTGCTCCAACTGAATACAGTGGTAGGCCTTACGTAGGTTCTCAAGGCGGTCACCTTTCACACGAGTGAGATACTTAGCCACCTTACAGATAGCTGGTGTACCCCCTACGTCCATAGCAAATTCAAAAGGTTGATAAGTCATGCCCTTGTAGTGATCACCACCAACTTGTTGTTCAATAGCTGCCATTAGATTGCTCCTTTAAATACACTGCGACGAACATAATCTTCACCTTTCAAGGCAATAGCCTGAAAGACTGTCTTCATTTGTAGTTGACCAACAGAGTCAACCTTACCAATATACACCTCAGCCATTCCTAAGCCTTGGTCGTTGCGGATGTTGATTGCGGTCTGACACCGATTCCAAGCACGCAGTGCAGGGTCTTCGACGTCATTGTGCAGGTTATACCCCTTGTAACTATCACTCATAATCTTTCTCCGCATTTCTTCTGGCCTTAGCCATTTCTTTTTCTTCTTGTGTTTTGATGTCATGACATGATGTACACAACACTTGCAAGTTATCCAACTCACAGAACATCCTGTCAATCGTACTGTCCCAGCTAACCCACCCAACATTTGGGTCTACAATAGGTTGTATATGGTCAACATGAACGTTCTTCTTACGAAGACGCCCAACTTTAACAGTAGCTGGAACCAATTCCCCACATCCAGCACAACGATACTTGCCACGCTCCTCACGAGCTGCTGCAAGACATTGCTGAATTGGTGCCCACTTCATTGTGGCTCTTCGTAAATTACCTTTTACGAATGAGCGGAATTTAGCTTCCGTCCAAGCACCTGAACAGCGAGTCTTCTCGCCACCTCTACGTCCTGCCATTTACACCCCAAGTAATAACAAACTAGCTATGAAACACATAAAGAACACCAATATAAATCCACTGTTGTCATTCATAATTAACCTCTCTCGTCAAACATTACATAGCGCTTAGGCGTGGTACCATCCTCTTCAAACTCACGACACATCCACAGGAGGTTCGCTTGTTCTTGGAAGTATGGACGCCATTCATCACCAAGCTTATTCTTATATGCGGCTGATACACGAAGGAACATTTGTTCCTCTGTTTCACAATCAGCCAGCAGTTTGTCAGCCATCACAGGTCCACCTTTAGGTAATCCTGGGATGTTATCCACACTGTCCCCAGTAATCATCTGGGAATAGAAGAACTTTAGGCCTTCGCCTTTTATGCTCTTAGTCTTATTTCCGACAAGGTGTATTTCTCCAACCTCACTGACCCGTTTTGGTCCAAACTGACGCTGTTTACCACACTCCCATCCGAAATGCATTCCCGGACAGATTCGTAAATCTTTATCCCTAGTGCAGATGATGGTGTCAAGTTTATCGAGTCGGGAATACTGTTCAATACAGATGAGGTCGTCAGCCTCATATCCCTCGGCAATACGTACGTCATAATTGCCCCGCATATACGCAATCAAGTTGTCGTAATGGAATGGTTTCTCTGGTAGGCGTGTGCCCTTATACTTCTTAGCCTTGGCTACCTTCTCACGGAAGTTAGGAACGAATTCCTTTTCTTCCTTACCTTCCCGCTTACGCTGGCGGTTTTCCTTCTTGTGGATTCTCCAGTTGTTTGTAAGGAATAAGATAGGTGGCTCAGTGGCCCACACCATTCCACAGATTTCTTTAACCTTTTGGTCTAAATGGTAAGCAACAAAGTCGAAGTCACGGGTGACAATCTCACCCGATTCTTCGTCAATGTACTGACCAATGCTACCAATTTCGTATAACAAAATATCCGCATCGATTAGTGGCTGCATAGATTAATCCTCCAGCAGCTCAACACGCCATTCAGCAATCCAGTAGAACTCAGCCTTGCCTTTAGGCTGGAACATCACATATCGGTTGCCCTCTGGGTCTTCAAACTTGGCGTTGATTGTACCAACGTCCTCAGTGTGGATATCGTTGTCCAGACCCGCACCATCAACCACTTTAACTCTTGCGCCAATGTAAACTTCGCTCATAAATCTCTCCAATAAATTAATAAGAAAGGAAAGGAGAGGCTAACCCTCTCCCCATCCTGTGCAGCCTAGGTAATCTAGGCCTTCATCATCACCAAGGGATGTCGTCATCCATTTCACCATCTGCTTCTGGAGCTTGCTGTGGCTCTGGCTTACCCTGCGGAACATCCTTGCCACTAAGTAGTGCCTCCAGCTTGCTGCCCTTGAACTCAAGGTTGTTCTTGATGGTGTCTTGCAGCCACTCAGGAAGTGACTTAAAGATTTCCATATCTGGTTCGTCCAGAGCGAACAGCTTAGGTGGGTTAACCAACTCGGCAATCTGCATACCACGCATCGGAGCAGACACACCACCAACTTCGTTCTTGATAGTGCCGTCCTTCTTCTTCTTCTGAATGATAGTGACAGCACATGCTCCACTAAGATATTGAGAGAAGTCGAAGTCATGCACACCTTTAGGGTCGAATGCACGAGCACGTTGAACCATCTTGGCTTTGCCACGGTATTGGTCGTTGTAGATTTCCTGTAAGTCCATGCCGATAGGCAGGTCAATCAGGTTAATCTTTTCACTGAACCAGCGAGGCTTATCCTTCACCTCGTTGCCGTCCTCATCTAGACAGAAGCAGTCTACCAGCTCATACGTAAGCATGATTTCGTGGTTAACCTTGTCTTCATCGAAGAAGTTCTTCTGCAAACCCAAGTCAATCACTTGCACCAGACGGGCTGGGAAGTTATCTGGGTCAAGCAGAGGAGATTGCAGTTTACCACCTTTACCCATCTCACGACGTTGTGCTTTTAATGCGCACATATTACTCACCTCTCTTAAATTCTTTAAATAATTTCTTAGCTGCTTTATTGTATGCTATTGACGCCTCTTCCAGTGACTGGAACAAACCTAAATAATGGTATGTGTTCCCGCACCGGATAGATGCTTTAAACTTTTTCCCAACTTTCTGCACACCCTTTGCACCAGATGTGTTAGAAGAATACTTTGGCCTGTTCTTTGCGTTATCTTCTCTGCTACACTCCCTTAAGTTCTCCCACCTGTTATCATGGGTGTCCCCATTTATGTGGTCTACTTCCCCTATTGGCCACCTGCCTAATTTAATAAGGAAGGCTAGTCTGTGTAATGCAACCTGTCCATTGGATGTACAAAGGCGTGCATACTTACGTGTGTATGAGCCAACCTGCTTCCCATTTTTACTATAGAACAGGCCGGACCCCTCGTCATACCTGTAGTTAGTGTATGTCTGAATAACTATCTCCAAACTGGACATCACAATCTAAGTCTCTGTTTAGTTTTAGTAGCTTATTTACTTTCTGTACAGCGTCTTTCGCTATCTTAATAACTTGGTCACGTTGGCCTTTACGCACTAAAGAAATCCATTCATCGTGCATTTGGCCACACATAACTAAGCCTCCATGTCTACAGAAGCCAGTCCATGTATCGAAACAGTAAACACCTGTGCCTTGATTCAGTGTACTGAACCTGTCCTTTTCTGCACGTAGTGAATACCACAGCCTTGATACTGGGTTGAATAGCCATTTCTGACCATGAACAACCTTGACTTCCTGAGCCTCAGCTACAGCCTTTACAGACCAATTACGTTTCCAGTAAATCTCAACGAGGTCCTTTCCTTCTGACTCGGAGATGCCAGCAGAGCGTGCCACTGTTGGGCCACCAGCTCCGTAGACGCAAGCGTAATTTGTAGCTTTCCCTTTCTTACGTACACCACCAAGTGCTTTATACAACTTAGTGGTCTTGAATCCCTCATCGGCATTCTTGTAAGAGATGGCGTCCTCGATTGACATCAAACCACCTTGAACACAAATGTCAATGTGTGGGTCGAAGTCAGGAGTCATCATCTCCTTAACGTATTCAGGGTCGTAAGGGTACATGTAGTGCTGCTTCGTGCGGTCTTCCAATGAACACATATCAGAACCACATAATTCATACCCTTCTGGTGCGACAAGAACACCACGGACATCCTTTCCGTAGGGCTTATCAACGCCCGGTAGGTTAACAACAACCTTGTGTTTAAACCTCATTGTGTTAGTCAAGCCCTGAATCTGAGCTTGAACATACCCCTCGCCATCCACCTCCTTAAGGAATCCTTCCAGTATGGTGATGCGATGGGAGATAACAGACACACCCTCCAGCCATTTCAGGTTTGGCTCTTTTTCCTCCATCAATTCCTTAACAGAGGGACAAAGGGAACCACCAGAGTTTGGTAGGTATATCTGCTCAATCGGACGATAACGCTCAGGCCTACGATTACCAGCCTGATACTCAGCTTCAATGTCTTCTTCCTTGCGTTTGACATATTTGAATGTCATAGGCTTCCAGCCCATTTCATACAGCCAAGCTTTGATTTGCTCGTGACTACCGGGATTAGGTTCCTTCCATCCAGTAATCACTTCCACTTCCTTGTTCCACCAGTCAGGTAGGTTATGTTCTTTGAGGAGAGCAAACCATCTCTCGCCTGTTACTGACATGCTTCCATCTTGTTTGAACGGTTTAGCTGGCCTTGACTTCTTAGTCTTCACAGGAACCTTTGGCATTGACGCTATCAGGTTCTTATAAGCTTCCTGCTTCTCTTTCTGCAACTTAGCCAGCACGTCCTCACAACGTACAACATCGAGCTTCCAGCGTACACGCTCTTGCTCTCTGGCACAATCCATCTTGAACATGAGGTAGTCAATAAGCCTCCAAGCTTCTTCCTCACTTCCATAAAGCTCAAGTAGATAGCCCCATATCTTTTCCCAAAGAAGCGTATTAATCTTAACGTCTTCTTCACAACGATGGATGTATACGTGCAGCGGTTGGTTTTCCCAGTCCTCTACAGGAGGTTTAGGAACACCGAAGTATTCCCCCCAGTCTGCCAATCCATGGCGAGGACGTTCAGGGAACAAATACCATGATAGGATGAGTGTGTCAACACACTTAGCCTCTACCTTACAGCCGATAATCCGTTCTATTGTTGGTATGTCATACCTGATGATGTTGTGCCCGACGATAACCCGGTCTTTGTGGCTAACGTATTTGGCAATGTTGCCATAGTTAGCGGTAGAAACCAGCCTTCCTCCCACCTTGGCGGACAAACAATGGATACGGGTTGCTTGCAGGCCATCTGCTTCAATGTCGAATACACTAACTTCTTTCTCCATATTTAGCTACAAAGTCCTCTTTGAAACGCTGTAATGCCTTACGGGCATTGACAGGGGATACAGAAACAACCTCAGCCGCTTCCTTTGGTTTGAACTGACGTATAAGAACTAGGTAGAAGAATTGACGGTACAACCCATTTTGGAGGATGCTAATCTCCTCTTCAAGTTTCTCCACCATATCCTCTGCCCACTCAGACATTTCAAATGTGGTATGGTCTTCTTCCACCTCGATGTGGTCAGAACAGCCACTACGACGCTTGGCCCTCATATGGTCATTGTAAGCGTTATCAATAACCGTGTGGAACCATCTGTGCATGTCTTCTTTATCGATCCAATCGAGGTATTTGAGGGCACGACAGAACGCCTCTTGAACTATATCCTCAGCATCGTCAAAGTCACGACACCGAGCAGCAACAGCTTTAACAAGACGCTTACGGTTCTCAATATAAAACTCTTCGATTAACACATTACATCTTGACACTAGACGCCTCCACAAAATTACCCTTCTCTAGTTCACTAAGAAACAGCTTACAGTTGTAATAACTTGTACGCCAGATGTAAGGATGGTCATTTATTGAAGCACAATGAATCTTACCATCCTCAAACTTCCATCGTAGGTGGGCCACCTTCTCCTGAAAGCGGGTGCCTGGCGTCGCTTTGTACAGTACCCCTTCTTTCATCTTCATTACTTCACCTCATTAAACAACGTGGTCTTATGGTCCCAATACAACTTGGTACGGCCAACTTCACCATACTCGCGGTCATCAAGCAACACAAGGTCACGCATATTACGCTCTTCAAGTGGCAAGTCAGGGTCTTTATTCCCCTCCAAACCAAACATGTAGTTACAAGACCGACCCATTGCACTACTACCAGCGAACTGGTCAGCAGTAATCTTGCCGCCACGGTCATGTGGTGTATTACCTTTAGCCACCTTATTCAAGTGACAGAAGATAAAGATAACAATGTCCAAATCCTTAGCCATTGCTGCAAGCTCCTGAGCAATCTCCTGCAACTTGGTGTTAATGTCACTAGCTGCCATACCATTGGTCAGGTTGGTGATTGGGTCAACGAATACAGCCTTGGCTCCCCAAGCTGCTGCCGCATAAATGTCAGCCTTAAGCGTATCCCAACCGAGATGCTGATAGATGTCAACCATCACCAGTTTGCCCTTCAACAACTCACCAGCTTTATCATAAGCTGCATAATCGAAAGGGACTTTAGGGTCGTGGAACACTTTACCAACCATCTTACCAGCCATAAGCTTGTAAGTTTTCTTGTTGGCCTCCTCTGGCTTAGCCACCATGATTTTCCAGTTGTGTTCATTCATTAAATGACTACCAATCTGGTTAACCAATTCTGACTTGCCCATCTTCTGGGCTGCACCAATGTAAATGGTCTCACCTGTACGAATACCACGGGTACGCTGTGTAACGTCATCCCATGGCCATGAAACGCCCCACTGGGCCTGTTCCTTAGCTGCTTCGTGCAGGTCTTCACCAAATACTAGGCGAGAGTTCTTAGCTTTCTGTGCGTTGAAGGCAATAGCTTTATATGCCGCCTTAGTGATGCCTTGCAGGATGCAATCGTTGGCATCTTTGGCTGGCAGTGGAATGATTGTAGCGTCTGGCAGGACTTTACAAACATCATCAACGGCACGTTGTCCAGCTTCGTCATTATCAAACGCTAATGACACCTCCTTGAAGTGTTTCCTGATTTTTGGGAGCAGACGGGCAATGTCACGTCCAGCAGCAGCAGCGCCATGTGGCAGAGAACAGACAGCAGGCTTAAAGTCTGCATACTGCTCGGGAGTGTGGTGGTCTATGATAAACTTCATAGCCGGGGCATCCAACTCCCCTTCTACAATGATTAAACGCTTTGCACCGGACTTGATTGCCTGTTCCCACCCGAATAAGTCAACATCAGTCTGGTCTCCCTCAGACCACATGCGTTTATTCTCAATAAGACGGGTTTTGTAGGCCTTAAATTCACCATCTGAGGTGTATGGGTAGTGGTGGAAGGCGGGGGTTTTCCCGTCCTCCTCACTAAACCCAATTTTAATGCCATAGTATTCGAGATTTTCTTTGCGAAGACGTCTGTCAACCAAATCAACACAACCGAGGCCATGGATGAATTGAATCTTCTCTTCCATCTCCTCTTTGGTCTTGCCAGTGCGCTGTTTCTTGGGAATGTCCTCAACCTTCTTTTCATCACCGAATGGGTGACGAACATAGGTGTCACAAGAGAAGCAATAACCGTCAACAGTGCCGTCTTCTTTCTCAAATACCTGTAACCCATGCCTTGAACCGCACGAATGCGGTAGTTTACATAAGCATTGGCTCACTTAGCCTCCTTAACCTTTTACATTAATTAATGGACGGATAAAGTTAACAACTTTGACACATGAAGACTGGGCTTTCATCACTTCGTGAATGTTTTTGTAAGCATCAGGCGCTTCATCTGTTTTCCCGCTCGTATCACATACGATAGCGCCCATCTGCGCTTTAAACTTTTCGTTAGTGATGAGTTGTTTGGCTTGTGCACGACTCATAGTGCGTCCACAGCCATGGGAAGCTGACACAATAGCTTCAACATCCCCTTTACCAACACAAATATACACACCATCCCGCATATTTGCAGGGATCACTGTGGTTTGGCCTAGGGCAGCCTCAGTTGCACCCTTACGGTGAACATACATACCACCACCAACCTCTGTTACAGTGTTGTGTGGGACATTTGCGATGATGTCTCGGTTGCAGGGGTGGACCATGTTACTGATGCATTCCTGAACACGAGAAAGAATACGATAGCGGTTCATTTGAGCGAACCAAGTGGTGAATTTTATATCTTTCAGGTAGGTTTGGATGTCCTCTGGCTTGGTGTATGGGTAATGACCTTCTTTTGGCTTGTCAGAGCCAGCGGCCTTAGCCATATGGTAGCTTGCTACGGCATGACCAAAGCCACGGGAGCCAGTGTGTACGGTGATGCAGATGTAACCATCTTCATCAACCCCTATCTCGATGAAGTGATTACCACCACCGAGTGTGCCGATAGAGCGTAATGCCTTGGCATCGTACAACTTGTCCATGTGTTCGTGCTTAAGCACAGAGAGTTTGTGAGAGAGAAAGAGATTGTCTTGCGCTTCTGTGTGGATGTTGAATCCAACAGGGACAACTTCAAGAATTGCCTTGCGCAACTCCTCGTAGTCCACGATAAATTCTTCAAGCTTCAAGTTGAGGCGGGTAGAAGTTACACCACAGCCAATATCATAGCCAACCCAAGCAGGGACAACCGCATCCTCGGTCATTACCACGCCCCCAATTGGTAGCGAATAGCCAGCATGTGCATCTGGCATAAGCGCTCCTTGTACTACGAAAGGTTGCTTCATAGCTTCCATAAATTGTGCAAGGGTTTTGCCACAAGTGACATCCCCATAGATTGAATAAGGTTTCATACCAATTTCCTTATGTATAATTAATAACTTGAATTTTGAAAAATTGTGACGTAGGAAGTGCCAAAAATTTTTTGAGCAAAAATGCCCATTTTCAGCACCCCCCTTTTAAATCAGGCGCTTGCTAGAAGAACACCAAGCAATACACCAACAGCGACATAACTAACCACTTCGACTATTGCAAGTCTCCAAGCGTAGTGCAGATTGTACTGATACTTGGATGGGTTGTTATAGAAGTCCATTAATGTCAACATCTCAGCCCCCCACAGGAACTAGGTCCTTGTGACGATAACAGTTACTTATACCGTTATCCCATTCTACCTGATACTGGTGATGTTCTCCATCGTAATCTTTCCCAGCACAACGGTCATTTTTAGTGACAGTGCCGTGAACAGTGTACTTTGGATTGTAGTCCCCTTTGTTGTGGTACTCGCTCAACTGATTAATGCGAACACGTGCACCAACTTCATAGCGTGCCATAATCACCCCCTCTCAATACACATGATTGTTACTTCACCAGACCTCAGCTTATTGGTCAAAACTACCTCTTCCAATGTGACGCTCCCCACAGGGCCAGCCATTGTGATGAAGATTACACTTGGAACATACCCAGCGGCATCTGTAAAAGCAACCTTACAAACACGTGCCTTCCCTTCAAATAAGCCACCTACACGGAACAGAGAGCGGTTATCTAACTTATCCAAAGTCTTGATTGCGTTTGGATTCTTTTTATCAAGCACTTCCTTAACCATGTCAACAGACCATGCCCACCGACCACCATCTTCCTTAATCCCGATGAGTGGTTTTCCCGGTGCACGTGGGTCAAGCCTAACAACTGTCACAGTTTTTCCACAATACTTCTTCATGTCATTGTTAAAACCAAACTGTGGGTACTCAGGAATCTCATTTGCGCACTTGATTACGAGTTTGTCCCCAACGTTAATATCCATAATTGTTTCCTTATTTAGGGATGTGAATCACATCAAACATTTCGTCGCTCCAAGTCCACTCACTCACCTCATTAGAGTCAGTGAACTGTATCTTGTATGCATCATCAATCATAGGAACTGGTTCAACAATAACACCACCAATTCTTTCTTTTGACATCTTTGACATCTGCCGACTGCAATAAACTTCTTTATACCAGCCCCTGTTCTCTAGTGGTTTAAGCCTAACCACTGTGCCATCAGGAAGATGTTCCATAATGTACACCCTCTTCAATTACAGCAGCGGTGTAAGTAGTTGGCTTAACAACCTTACCTGTGTCAGTGTCACGCAATACGCCAGTTGTATCTGATGTTTGGACACCAACAACGTGCGGATACCGCTCTCTTGCGAGCTCAGTCTCTTCAACTAGCTTGTCTATAGGGACAGATTTACTCATGTTTGAGCTGTGTACCTCAGCTAGTGCTGCATCAACATCAACCCCCATGCGTCTTAGGCGCTGAGCAGCGACGTAGAGCACATCAATAGTCTCCTTGACAACATCACCCTTGTTGATAACGCTGTCGCCTAGTGGGTTGTATGAGCCATTATAAAGCTCTTGCTCAAGCTCCACCATTTCATCGGCAATTAAAGAAAGCATGTCACGGCTGTTCTTCCCATCGAAAGCCGTGTGCTCCACTTGATAAACACCCATGAAATCATCCATCATTTGATTCAATGACATACTACACTCTCTCCACTTTTGACCAAACACCATCTGCATAAGCTGCCATGCACACTACTTCGCCACTACGGCCTGTACGCAACATATGCAATGCACCACTACTATCAGTGAACGGGCGAACATCACTGAACTCCCGTTTATTTCCATTATGTAGGACAACGGCATAGATCCCTTCCTTACGCATCCTTCAGTCCTCCAAATGCCTTAGCATAACCTTCCAGTGTTGTCCCACTCAGGCCGGGGGCTGTGTTGACTTCCAATACATACGCTTGTTGTGCCTTCTCATTAAAGATGACATCAACAGCACCAAAGTCCAGTCCAATGGCTTCAACAGCTCCCAATGCTTGAGCCTTCACATCATCAGGACAGTCAATGTCCTGACGAGCAAATATGAAGCCATTGTCATGGTTGCGAATCTTCCAATTCACTTGGTCGTCAGGCGTCTCCTTACGGCGTGCTTTTCGTTGTACGTCAACCACCTCACCACCACGAACATGGACACGGTACTCCTGTTTCTTAGGAACATACTTGACGTACAACGGTGCGTTTACCACCTCAACGTCATCGCCAGGCTCCACAAGGACGATACCAGCACCACTATTACCGTTGAGGATAGTACGACAAACAACAGAGCTGCCGTCACGTAGCCAATCTTGTACGACAGCTTTGTCGGTGGTTGTTTCTGGGACACGTACGCCCCCCACTTCATTGATTTTGTTGAAGAACTTCAACTTGTTAGCTGCAATAGAGACAGCATCTGGATGGTTGATAACCCGGCACTTCATTGCTTCATCAGAAAGCTTTGAACAACCCCAGTTAATAACCACCTTGTTTGGATTGCCCTTGAACTTAGAGCGCTCGTTACGTATACGAAGCGCACCAATTTCTTGTGACAGAGCCTTTGCAGACTCACTACCCATTTTGTACGGAGCAATAAATACTTTAGCCATTTTCAACCTCTCTTACCAATCATGTTGTGGCTCATCAAACCACATATTTTTAGGGAACTTAAGCCCACCAATCTCAACCATCTCTGGTTCCAAGAAAGCTTGCCAGTTTACGCTGAACGCAACATCTTGTGAACAGCGCATACCGGCTTGCATTAACACTTGGTAATCATCGGACAATCCCTTGACCAGCTCAGCGTTGCCACCAAATACGTTATTGATAAACGCATCTTGGCCATCAAGACTAAAGCTATTGATTACATCTACAGGGTCGGCGAACTTCTTAGCAGCATCCTTGATGCACAGAAGCAGTTCCACCCACTTGTTGATACGCTCCATGTCAGAGGTAGAGCGCAGTGCCCTGAACTCCAGACTTCCGTACTGACCCAGTGCTTTCACATTCATGGACGCATAGCGTAAGTTGTCTGATACAAGTTCACGGAAGTGACGGCGACGTGCCGCTCGGCTCAGCATGTGCAATAGAAATGGTGCATCCATTGCTCGAAGACAGAACAGGTTTCCTTCCCGTCCTTCTCCGCAATACTTGATGAGCAGCGGTTCCATGACCAAATACAGACACATCATGTTGTACACCTCAACGATGTTGAGCTCTTGCACATTGATATGAATGTGAATGCCAGCCCTTACAGTATCATCAATTGTGCTTTTGTTTTCTTTGAAAGCACGCTTAAGATAGCCAAGGGCGACACGGCTGGCGTTACGTGACAATGGCTTGGTGAGAACGTATTCCAAGTTCTCAGCCCCACGTAGACTGCCATCGTAGTCTGCTCTCCAATACTTGGGAGCTTGTGGAAGGCGTCGCCCCTCCACTTCAATCTCAATACCTACCTCACCTTTCTGGTGATACTCACGCGGGATATTGAACCAGTCGATTACAGTCTTCATAACGTCTCCTCGAACGACTCTTTTAGGTAAGTGAAGTCTTCTTTGAAGATAAGAGTTCCGTTCTTAAGGTGGCCAATTGTCATGCCACAATATTTCACTGTGGCTTCTGGAGTCAGGGCATACTGCCGTGACCATGCGGTGGTTTTGGTCAACTCATCACGCTCAAGGGATTCCACCAACTCTTTGAACGTGGGGTATTTACCCCGGATGGTACGTGCAATGTCAATCCACGGTATCTCCTCAGGAGCAACAGGACGGTCTGTAATCACCATGCTGTTGTACCGTAGCCCTTGTCTCCAATCTCGTCTCATAGGGCGTCTCACAGCGTAATACGCATGACGACCGGGTGAGTTGATGTATCCGAGAGGGACAGGTAAAAGATTCAGGTCACTTAACGGCACTTGAATCTCTTTGCCAGTGTCAAGCACATAGCAATGACACACGACATTTTCATCGACATGTTGAACCATCACAGGGTCTTCGCCGTAACGTACTACGGTTCCGTTAAGACGAGAGCCTGCATAATCAGCGTCCTTTCCGTACATTTGGCACCTCAACTTTAAAATGACGGGCGACATCTTTTGCAAAAGTCACATTGTCTTTGTTGATGGAAGGTTGTGCATTGAACACGGTGTGCCACAGGTCTTTACCTGTGACACATGCCCGGATTGCATCAATGGTCATGTTGTACACAAACCCAACCAGTTTAGGGCTAGTCAGCCACTTGTTTGACAGTGTGCGATACTCAACACCGTAAGGCTTAGGGCGGAAACAGCCCGCCTTTCCATACAGGATACGACGTTCCTTGTCGTCGTCCCACAGGAGGGACAGTACACCCAGACGAGCATCAAGCTCCTTCACCAAGAAACGGCACGCCTCAAAGTGAGCTGGGAGGAGTGGTTCGACTCCATCACACCAACCAATGTGGATGTGGCCAGCACCAGTACGGAAATCAACCTCGCCAGCGTCTGGACGTGGGTTAACTTCACCGCTGTATGCATTGTAGTCTGGGTCACAACCAAGTTCCAACGCTTCAACAGGCTGCTTCTTGAGGAAGGCTTTGCCGAAGTGTGCCGTTGGAATGGCGTGCAGACTATGATTGGCTGGCAACAAGGCCAGCAGTTGGTTTTGAACAGCAGTCAAGTTTGACTTGAATGCACGCTCAGTGGCAGCAGGTTTTATATTAAACTCAGCGGCCAAACCATCGTGTTGGACAGCACCACAACGCACTTTGTGTGGCTCGTCCTTAGTACCGGGCACCATGTCCCAAGCACTAACCAGTTTCCCTTTGCCGTCCTTGATGAACAATTCAGGGTCGGCACCTAACAGGAATTCATATTTACCTACTTGCATAATCACCTCAATATATGGCTATAATAAACCTTAACGTCAGGATTGTTGCAACACGTTGGACACATGCAAGTGTCTGCATCAACCCATTGAATTTCACCGAAGTCTGACTCATCAATCGGACTACCACACCAACCACACCCGTGGTCAACAAGGTACAGGAATGTACGACGACTAACCATGCGACCACCATACACCTTGATTAGTGTCTCGTCCTCATCCTCGGCAGCAGAGGCCAGCTCTTCTGCAAGACCAGGAATCTCACGGATAGTGCGTAAATCAAGGACAAGATAACCACCTTGTCGTGACTTGAACATCTTAGGGGTGCCTTGGTACACCTCGTCATTGAGAAGCATCTCATGCCATTGCGTTGTACGTGGCTGGACATAAGCACGAATGTTTATATCGGGGTCGTCTACAGCTTCACAGTCGATAAATATCTCACCAGTCTCTTCATCAACTTCATCACCCCTTACAATAAACTCAACCGTCTGTCCGAGGAAATCAGAGTATGCTGATAAGTCTGGCGAGCTTTTCCCTGAGCCAACCCCTGCGTACTTTCCCACGCTAGAGTTAGAGATGATCGTCGTCCCAGCCGTTGTTTGTCGCCCACTGGTCGAGCCACCATTTGAGGTAGTCGAGGTCGTCTTGCTGACCGCTGGGAGTGTGCGAAAAGGCTTTACTGGTGTCACTACAAAATCTTCTATCTCAAAAGGCTGCTGAACAATGCCAACAGTCTTAGGGATGTGTACTTTGTAGTGCTTGTCAACATCAATCTTGAAGATGTCTGTGATTTCAATGCTGCGACGGGTTGTTGCAACAGTAATCATCCAAGCCTCAGATGCCCAGAACATTGTCTTGCGGTCCTTAGTGTAACAGGCAACAAGTGGCCGCTCATCATTACGGCAGAAGTTAACTGTGTTGTCAGTTTTGTCGTACCACGTTAGAGCGTAGGCGCCGTTGAGCTTTGCGATAGTGTCTTCCACACCATTCTTGTCCATGTGATAGAACAGGTTCTCACTATCTACAGTGAACTTGGCATGGTCATCTAACAAAGATTGTTGGCGAAGGGTGCCGTTGTGAGCACCAACCAGTGTATCGAACTCAAAAGGATGGGCATTGGCTACTGTAACAGAGCCTTTAGTAGCCCAGCGATTATGTCCCATAAGGACTGATTTAGATGCCAGCATTGCTGCATCATACGCTTTGCTGTCGAACAACTGGTCAGGTGTCCCCACCTTCTTGACAACGCTCACCTCACCACCGTAACGGTTAACGGTGCACACACCAGTTGAATGGTGGCCGCGTATTACGTCTAATACCAACATATCGTTGAAAGCTTTCTTGATTTTATCGTCAATAGCGCCAACGACGCCTACTAATCCACACATATCTGTTTCTCCAAAATATTTTGTGGCAAAAATTACGGATTTTAGCACCCCTTATTGAGGCGCTGGATAATCTATCTTATCTCCGATGACATGCAGCTCGTCCTCCGAAATTGGATCATAGCTACCAACTAACGACCACGGACGTTTCCATCCGTCATCGTAATGGCCGACAGTCCACTCATCTAGCTCATACATTACCCAATAGAAACCTACTTCACGTTTCATAACACACCCCTTAGCGTGAGACATAGCCCAAATAAGGCAAGATGAGTTTCTCAATGTATGAGAAGTACAGGTCACGGCATGAGTCAGCAGCATAGCCATACTCAGGATGTGGTTGGAAGCACAGGGAGATTGAGTTCTCATAGAACACAGCTTCTGTGTCTACAACATCGTCATGAACAGTAACACACTGACCATCTGCCATGTGTTGCTTGTCCTTACCAATGTGCGTAGCTATGGCTAGGAGCTTCCCAGTCGCACCCATTCGCATCATCTGATGGTGAGTGGAGCTAACCATATGCCTACGTCCTGTAAGCAAATCAAAGCATTCATGGAGCCCCTGCATGGCATGTCCACGAACATCCTGATACAACTTGCCACCGTTCATAACATTGAGGAACTGACCACCACGGCATATGCCCAGCATTGGGGTTCCCATAGCAAGACAATTGTCATAAATCATCTTCTCATTTGCATCACGCATCGGGGTGAAGTAGGTACGTGGATGCTCATCTTCACCATACAAACCTGGGGACACGTCAGCGCCTCCAGTGAATTGCACGATATCTGCGTCACTAAGCTCAGTGACTATCTCATAACCACGCTCACGGAACATATCACCAATGGCGTAATCTGCACCAACAATAAACACCTTAATCATTCTACATACTCCTTAATAAAACGGTCGCACAGGTACACCATCTGCTCATCAGTGAAACGAAGGTCGTCTTCCTCTCTGCGTTTCTTTTTGTCGGCTATCAAACCCATGGCTTTTTCAAATGGGTTGACATACTTCTTGCCTACAACAACCTTTTCGACAGGCTTGTTGAAATCATTCACCATCCGTGACATTAGGTTAATCACTTCATCATGTGCGCCAATGTCA